CTGCTGAACATCGTGCGCACGTCCCTGCGCCGCAAGTCTACGGACTTAGACCAGCTTGAACTTGTGCCGCTTATAGAGGCGGCGAAAGCGGACTTGTCTGCGGCAGGGGTAGAGAGGATAAACGACTACGACCCAATGGTGCAAGCGGCTGTGATGCTGTATGTGCGCTGGATGATAGAGCGCGACACGCAAATGCGCAGCGTGTATGAGCGCGTAAAGAACGGCATGGCGCTTAACGGCAAGTACCGTGCTTAACCACTTTGACGATACCATAAAATTGCGCAAGATAACGCCAACCATAACAGACGGGTTTGCTGCTCAGACCGTAACAACCCGCGAGGTGTGGGCAGACAAGCAGAGCGCAACGCGGCAGGAATACTACGCCGCGGCTGCTGTCAATCGACGAATCGACGTAATATTTGTGGTAAATACAATCGACTTTGCGGACGAGGAAGAACTTGAATATAACGGCGATATATACGACATTGTACGCACATATCAGCCAAGCCTTGACCGCGTAGAGCTGACCTGCGAAAGGAGGCGGCAGCGTGACAATAAATAGTGCTTTAGCTGCGCTTAAACTGCCTATAACGCACCCGCCTTATAAGGGGGAGGCCGACGAGTACGTGACCTATCAGCTTATAACCCAATCGACAACGTTGTACGCCGAAGGGATTGAGGCTGAAACATCTGTGCTGTACGCCGTGGACTACTACACCAAGACCGTGCCGTATGCGGAGAAGCTGCTTGAAATCAAGCGACTTTTGCAGGCGGGGGGATGGACTTGCACCGTGAATGCCGAGGACTATGAGCCAGATACGGGGCTGTATCATATCCCCATGACGGCGACACATATAGGCGGTATATATGCCTAAAATCGAGCTGTCTGGATTTGACGAAATGCAAAAAGCCCTGCAAGAGACTGATGCAGGGCTTGAAGATTTTATAGATGCGGTGCTTGCGGACGGTGGGCAAATCGCAAAAGCCAAAGTCGAGCAGAGCATAACGCGGCACCACCATTTTAGGACGGGCGAGCTGCTAAGGTCTATTAAAATCACCAAAAGCAAAGACAAAGACGGGCGGAAATATGTCGAGGTCAAGGCGGCGGGCAAACGCAGCACGGGCGCGGCTAACGACTATGTGGCGTATGTGCTTAATTATGGCCGCTCGAACTTTCGCGGCTCACGATTCTGGACGGAAGCGGAAGAACAAGCCCGCAAAGAGTACGAAGAACTGATGGAGAAGAAAACAGAACAATACCTAAAGGAGAAAGGACTAAATTAAATGCCTACTTTTGACTTGCGCGGCCTGAAAGTGGCCAAGTACCAAAACGCAAGCGGCACGGTGACATACGACACCCCCACAAGCATGGGCGACGCTATGACTGTGCAGCTTAATCTTACGTCCGCCGAGGGCAGACTATATGCAGAGGGTAAGCTTGCCGAATATATGAAACAGGTGACGGGCGGCACGATATCCGCGGGCGTGAAGTACATACCCGACGATGCCCAGAAGCTGATGTTCGGCGTAACCGAAAAATCCCGCACCATATCCACTACCGCAACCAAGAGCCTTTTGACCACAGCGAAGGACACGCCCAAGTATGTCGGCCTTGGCTTTTATGCACCCGATATGCGGGACGGCTCGAACAAGGTAACGGCTTGCTTTGTACACAAAGTGCTTTTTGGTCAGCCCGCAATGAATTTACAGACCAAAGGCGAAAACATACAATTCCAGACCCCGACGACAACGGGCGAGTTTTTGCCGAGCGACGCGGCAACGCAGGACATCATGGAGGTGGCCGTGCTTGATGATGCTGCCGGGGCTATAGCATGGATAAATGCTTGCTTTGGTGCGAACGCATAAGGTGACTGCATGGACGACATCAGACTTAAAACCGCGCCGTTTGAATGGCGTGGAGAAAAAATAAAACTGTGTTGCAATATGAATGTTCTGGCGGACGTGCAGGAAGCCTACGGCGGCGACATATCCCGTGCGTTTAAGGGCAGCACCGTGCGGGCGACGCTGACATTTTTGACGGCGATGATAAATGACGCTACGGACGGCGACTTGACCGTACGCGAGGTAGGCCGCGAAATCCCCATAAGTGAACTGGGCTATGTAAGTGGCGTAGTTTTGCCCCTTGTGTCCGACGCGCTGAAAAGCGCTGGCGGCGAGGACACAGAAAAAAAAACGGAGACAGCGGAGAACCGCTGAATTTTGCATGGTACCTTGCCGTGTGGGTGATGGCGTTACGGCTGCCCGAACGTGATTTCTGGGCAACTGCAACGCCATACCGCGTGGCAAAAATCCTAACAGCATATCAAGAAATAAGCAAGGCGAAAAAGGACGAAAAGCCCGTAAGTCTTGCGGACTATTTAGGAGTATAAAGCGATGCCGAATATCAGAACACGATTTGTCGCAGAAGGCGAAAAAGAGTATAGGCAAGCGCTTAAGGAAATAAACGGCGGACTTAGCGTGCTGAGCGCGGAGAGCAAAAAACTGCAAGAGCAATACAAGGGCAACGAAAAAAGCCTTGAAGCCCTGACCGCGACAAACGAAAATCTTGACCGGGTTGTGCTTTCGCTGTCTGATAAACTGGACTTGCAGAAAAAGCGTCTCGCGGAACTAAAGCAAGCCTACGGTGAAAGCGACGACCGCACTCTTCGTATGGCGAAAAGCGTGACCGACACGGAAACCGCGCTCATAAGGCAGCAGCGGGCGCTTGACGAAAATACACGTGCGCTTGAAAACTTTGGCAAGGGCGAAGGAGATGCTACGAGGCAAGCGGAAGGTCTTGGAGACGCGCTCAACGACATCGGCGGGAAGTTTGGCATAAGCCTGCCAAAGGAAATGACAAGCACCCTTAACGGAATGCTCAAACTTGATGCGAAGACACTTGCGCTTGCGCTGAGCTTTGCCGCAGTGACCGCGGCGGTTGTAGAAGTCGAAAAAGCGCTTATAAGCATGACCAAGGAATCAGCGGCATACGCGGATGAAATTCTTACACAATCCGCGGTGACGGGGCTATCGACCGAAGCGCTGCAAGAATATCAGTATGCCGCCGAGCTTGTGGACGTGTCTTTGGATACGCTTACATCGAGCCAAACCAAAATGATAAGGAGCATGGACGCGGCTCGGCGCGGCAGCAAAGAACAAGCGGAAGCCTTTGACAAGCTGGGCATTAGCGTGCAAAATGCGGACGGCACGCTGCGCGATGCACAAGATGTCTTTGGCGATGCTATAGACGCGCTTGGCGCCATAAGCAATGAAACGGAGCGCGACGCGATAGCAATGACCATCTTCGGGCGTTCCGCGCGCGACCTAAACCCATTGATAAAAGCCGGCAGCGACGGCTTGCGCGAACTTGCCCAAGAGGCGCACAATGTAGGCTATGTAATGAGCGAAGAGGCATTAGATGCTTTGGGCGCGGTTGACGACCAGGTACAGCGCATGAACCGCTCAAACGAAGCCCTTAAGAATCAGATCGCCGTCGGCATGGCTCCGGCAGTCGAAAATCTAATGAAAAAGGGGACTGACTTTTTCGTGCGGCTGCAAGAAGCCGCCGAGGGGTCTGGCATTTTGGAGGTTTTCGGCGCGCTGCTTGACGTGGTATCCGCGCTCGAGCCGCTTTTTGATGTCCTTTTCGGCACGGCGGAGGATGGTGTGCCTGCGCTGCAAGCGCTTGCGCTTGCGCTGGGCGTGGTGGCCGACGCGCTGACCATAGTAGCCAACACGATAGCCATAGTAATAGAACTGTTTAAGCAGCTAATTAACCTTGCCAACGGCAAAGGCTTTGACGACAGCAACCTCACGCGCTACGGCGAAAACATAGCCAAGGTTTTTAGCGACGAGGGGGCGAGTGCCCGCGCGTGGAACAACGGCTTTGGCAAAAACATAGGCCGCAACGCGGACGGCACGGACTACTGGCCCGGCGGGCTGACTTGGGTAGGCGAACGCGGGCCGGAACTGGTATCCCTGCCGCAGGGGAGCAGGGTATACAGCGCAGAGGACAGCCGCAGCATGGGCAGCACGAATAACTATTATTTGACCGTGCAATCGCGTGACATGGAAACCGTGGCGGCAATGACGGCAACATTTAAGCGCGCAAGGCAGGCAGAAAGGGCAAAATAATGGCAAAAACGACCATAAAAACCTATTTTACAAGCGTGGAGGACGCGTACGGGGATAACCAAATAATCGTGGTGGATGGATACGCCGAGCAGAGTCAAGGACATAAAGGGAATATAACGACGCTAAAGTACAGCGGCCTGTCTATCCCGGCCGGCAAGAAGGTAATAAAACACACAATAAGACTGCATTTGGGCTCGAGGTCATTGGAAACCTGCAAATGGAGAAGCAGCAACGCGGCACCGGATGGATATACAATAAAAGAGGTAACCTTTGACCCCCGCAAGCTGGTGGTGAATCCGACCCCTGCTATCCCGGTGCGCGGTTTTGCATATATGCAGTATACTGCCGGATATGCCAATATAGTAAAAGAATATAATGATATGCCGAGCGAAATAGCAAGCGACGGTTGGGTGGCA